ATGTAGTACGTGTATCGCGACCCCTATTTTTTCCAAGTGTTCCCTTTTTGTTCTAAATAACCCAGAACATTGACCCAAAACCATCTAGGTGTTAACGTGTGAGCATGAGCAACCATGTGTACAAAGCAATAGACCCGACCAAGGTCGACCAAGCCATCCTGTCCCCAGCCGATTTGCAAGCTATCGAAGACGATCCAAGTAAAATCGAGACGGTGGCACGTATGTTGGGCGCGGTGAACCTAGATAACTTGTTCCGTCACATGCAAAATCCCACAATTAACCCGACGGCCCGGATAGAGTTCCAGAAAATGCTCAATAAAATGGGTAGGTTGGAGCCGGATACCAAGTTGGATGCTGGTGTAGGTGGCCCACAGGTGGTCATCAACATAACGCGCGCCAAAGATCATTCCGATGCCATCACCATCGAAGGTCAAGCGGTAGACGATGCAACATGAAATAGATTTTGAGGTCATCGAGAGCCTAGATGACTTCTTTTACTCCGAAAAGTTCATATCTTTGGCGGTAGGACCGGTCGGATCGACCAAAACTACAGCTGGTATCATGAAAATCCTGCACCATGCGGCACGAATGGCCCCGTGTAAGGACGGAATTAGGCGTTCTAGGACCATTTGGGTGCGAAATACGCGAGAACAGCTGCGAGATACGTCAATTCCTGACTTTTTGAAGTGGATTCCTGATGGAATTATGGGGTCTTTTCTCAAAACTGAGTACAAATTCGTCCTAAAAGTGGGTGATATTGAGTGCGAAGTGCTGTTTCGGGGACTAGATGACGCCAACGATGTGCGTAGATTGCTGTCTTTACAGGCTAGTTTCATCATATTTGACGAGTTTCGTGAGATTCACCCCGATATTTACAACGCAGCCCAAGGTCGTGTGGGGCGGTATCCCGACAAAATGATGAACGGTGTGGGGTGTGTAAGCGACGATGGGAAGCCGAATATGCACATTTGGGGTATGACAAACCCCCCTGACATGGATACTTTTTGGGAAACTCTGCTCACAGAGCCGCCTGACAACGTGCATGTAACGATACAGCCCAGCGGGTTGGCACCGGAGGCCGATTGGACGAGGTTCTTACCTGACGACTACTATGACAACCTCGCGCAAGGGAAAACTGAGGACTGGGTCGACGTGTATATACACGCTGAGTTTGGCAAATCGCTCAGTGGACAGCCTGTGTTTAGATCGTTCGACCGCACGGTCCACTCCTCAGATGAAGAGTTGACTCCCATGTTTAGCGACAGCCCGTTGCTGATCGGCGTCGACGCGGGGCTGACGCCCGCAGCGGTGATTGGCAGCGTAACGCACGACGGGCGACTGGTTGTTTATAACAGTCTGATCTCTGATGGCATGGGGGCGCTACGCTTCGTGCGAGAACGGCTCAAGCCATTGTTAAGTAACAAATTTCCGGGGCGCAGAGCGATAGTCATTATCGACCCTGCTGCGTTCCAGCGTGTCCAGACAGACGAGCGCACCGTCGCTGACATATACAAAAACGAAGGGTTCGTCGTGAAGCCCGCGAGGACCAACTCAATCGCGGCGAGGATAGCTGCGGTGGAGAAATACCTGACCCGTGTGGTGGACGGGAAGTATAGTTTCGTCGTCGACGGCGTTAGCGCGTCGTCGCTCGTGCAGGCGTTGGCCGGGAAGTATCGGTACAAGATCAACACGAAAGGTGCGCGGGATGAGAAGCCTGAGAAGTCACACCCGTGGTCAGATGTGGCCGATGCGTTTCAGTACATGTGCCTACACGCCGACGGCGGTGAGACGTTCGGGGCGAACTCATGGTCAACACAGCGCAAAGAGGTTGTTCGCGTCTCATCTAGCGGCTGGACCTAATCTGTTGACGTGTGAACACATAGGTGTTATCGTACGCATGACGTCACAGGTGAGATTTTGATATGGCGCTAGGCTCGGCCCTAATTCCTGTTGCACGTGCTTCTGATCTTGAGGCACAAGCGCAACGTGCTTCTGATGAGAAACAAAATACCCCTATGGTCCAAGGGCTGGCTTCGCACGTTCACAAACGTTGGGAAGTGATGCGAGATCACCACCAAGACAATTTAGAAGAGCGCCTTGCGAAGTGCGTACGCGCTCGGAACATGGAGTACGAACCTGCGAAACTTGCTGAAATACAGGAGCAGGGTGGCTCAGAAATCTTTATGGGTATTGTCAGTGCTAAGTGCAGGACTGCTACTGCTTGGCTGCGAGATACGCTTTTAGGTGTCGGCACAGACAAACCTTGGTCTCTGACCGCTACGCCTATTCCAGAGGTGCCACCGGACATAACTCAGGCGATGCAGAACATTATGCAGCAGAACCTGATGCAGTATTACGATGCTGGCGGAGAACCGCCAGACGAGACTGAGCTTAAACAGCTTGCGTCGGGTATGAAAGATACGGCCATGCGGTCCATGAAGTTTGAAGCGGAGAAGCGCGTCGAGCGGATGGAAACCAAAATGGAAGACCAGATGCTCGAAGGCGGCTTCACCAAGGCGCTGTTCGAGTTCACCAACGATATAGCTACATTTCCCTACGCCGTCCTTAAAGGACCGATACCACGCAAACGCAAAGCGATGAAATACGTTGAGGGCGGGCTGGGCGTGGTCGAGGTACTCCGTGATGAGTGGGAGCGCGTCGACCCGTTCAAATTCTACTGGATGCCATGGGGTGATGATATTCACTCTATGCCGGTTGCAGAACTGCACCATCTGACGCGAGACGACGTTGAGAACATGCTCGGCGTCGAGGGCTACGACGAGGACGCTGTGCGCTCGGTCCTTACGGACTTCGGCACTGGTGGGTTCAGCTGGCTAGATCACAACGACGACCTCATGGAAGACGCCACAGGGCAGGACTTTGACGAGGCGAACACAGATTTAGTTGCCGCACTACAACTCTGGGACACCATCCCCGGCGATGTTTTACTAGAGTGGGGGCTGGGCGAGGCCGAGGTCGAAGACCCGCAGAAGTCCTACCCTTGCGAAGTATGGATGATCGACAACATCGTCGTTCGTGCGGTGCTTAACTACGATCCGCTAGGGCGTAAGCCTTACTACATGACATCGTTTGAAAAGGTTCCGGGCCGTATCGACGGTAACGGAGTCGCTGACCTTTGTATGGATGCTCAGAATATGTGTAACGCCGCTGCTCGGGCGCTTGCAAATAATATGGGTATAAGCTCCGGTCCACAGGTTGGCGTTAATATCAGCCGTCTTCCGAACGGCGAAGACATCACGCAGATGTACCCGTGGAAGATATGGCAGTTCAAACAGTCTGATTACCAAGACTCAACACCACCTATGAGCTTTTTCCAACCGAACTCCAACGCGGCTGAGTTAATGGGCGTGTTTGATCGTTTTATGGCGATCTCAGACGAGGTATCAGGCATACCCCGCTACATGACCGGGCAACACGTTCCGGGCGCAGGGCGTACGTCTTCTGGGCTGTCTATGCTTATGTCAAACGCGGGTAAGAGTATTAAACAGGTCATCAGTAATATTGACCACGATGTGATGCGCCCAATGCTAGAGCGCCAGTACCAGAGAAATTTAAGGTATTCAGATGATCCAGACCTTATCGGGGATGTTCAAATCGTTGCGACGGGTGCAATGTCGCTTGTCGTTAAGGAAGCGGAGGCTGTTCGTAAGACTGACTTCCTCCGTCTTATACTGGAAAGTCCGGTTGCACAGCAGATTGTTGGCCTACCGGGTACAGCTGAACTACTCCGAGACCTCGCGGGTAATCTTAACACCAATGTTGATCGTCTTGTCCCTAGCCGAGAAGATGTTCAGAAGCAGCAAGAGTTAGCGCAGCAACAGGCCATGATGCAGCAACAGATGCAAATGCAAATGGAACAGCAGCAGGCGGCGGAGTTGCAAGAAGACGGCACTCCGAAAGGTGGTCGGCAGGACAACACAATGAGTCCGCGTCCTAACGGGCAGTAGTATGTACACGTGTTGACACGTTAACATATTTAGAGTAGATTTACGACATGATTGACTTGAATCTTTGTGATCGACAGCACGTGAAAGCACTGTTGAGGCTTAAAGAAACAGGTGAAACGGCTCTGCTAGGTCTTTTCGAGGCCGAAGCTGAGTTAGCCAAAGCGCGGCTAGTGAAAGCGACCGATATGGTGACACTCCACCGGTTGCAGGGACGCGCAGAAGCATTTGAAGACCTACTGACGTCGGTTGAAGAAGCGGCGAAGGTAATTAACCGCTCGTAAGAGCACGATGAAGCACACCAAAGACGGAAGCAGCTTACCTACAGGCGCTGTGGAACAGAGTTGGTGCTTTGAGGAGAACCATATGGCGTTGCCAAAGCAGGTACAGGCACAGATTGCCGAAATTGAAGAGTACGAAAAAGCGTTAGAAGCCCAACAAGAACCTCAAATTGAGGAGTTGGATACGGAAGCGGAAGTAGTAGCTACGGTTGAAGCAGCACCCGAACCTGACAAAGCGAAGCCAGCTGACACGTCACCGACGGGCGTAGAGGACGACTTTAAGCAGAAGTATAGTACCTTACGGGGAAAATACGACGCTGAAGTTCCACGGTTGCACCAACAGGTGCGCGAAATGACCGACGAGCTTGCAGCAATCCGTAAGGAAATGACTGTTAAAAAAGACGAGCCGACAAAGCCGAAGGAGAAAGTCAGTTTAGTGACCGACGCA